TGCCGAGCCGTTGATCAGCGTACCGCCAACGACAGACACCGTCACCGCGTTCCCGCTGCTGTCAGTCTTCTTCGTGAAGAAGAACTGCCCAAAGCCTGTAGCGGCATCGTATGTAGTGGCGGGGTCAGGAAGTCGCACTGCGCGTGCGCCGCCAGAGGCGTCCATTCTAACGGCGCAGTCCGAAGTCGTCAAATCGTAATCCACAGACCTCGACAAAGTCTTACCGCCCGCTACTAGCGAACCTCGAAACGCCCCTACGGTTATCTGCTTGGTCTGTGGAGGGCTACCCACATCCAGCACCAGCTTGTCTGTGGAAGAGACACTCGACGCCACTGGCAATTGGGAAATTGGAGTATTCGCCATGTTAACTCTCTTCCACCATATCGCCAGAAACCGTACCCACCACATTGGGCGCCATATCCGGATACTGATAGCTGTCCGTACCCAGCACGGCGATACCATCCGCCACTTCTACTCCGTAAATGCCAGTGCGACCCTTGTCCGTACTGTCGAATTTCCGGCCTGTGAACACGTAGGCTCCATGGTCGGGGGCGTGGAATTCCGAGCCCCACGCTTTTTGCACCATCGCTTCCCAGCTTTGGGTAGTCGTCGAAACATTCCCACCCAGATTGTCGAAGTTACTCATTCCGCTCTCCAATTTCACGGCACGATTCCCAGACGGCGAACCATGCCACAATAGTGTGATCACGACTCAGTTCCAGAACGCCTCCCAACCGGGTTACTGAATCAGCTTTGATGATGTAGGTCTCGTTGTTGGACAGAATTTCATACGTTTTCATTTTAGGATTCTCCTCAAGTGAACTCTGGCTCCAGATAATTCGGCTCCCCGCCGCGTGGCACGATGATTTCCATATCGTAGATGCGAGACAGGGCGTCGATTGCGTCTTTCTTGCTTCCGAATGGGAAATAATGGAACTGCAATTTCAGATCTCTCGTGACGTCGTAGGCATTTCCGTTTTCATCCAACTTCCGGATGGACTGCGAAACCCTGTGCGCATATCCTTGCTGCACCATTCTCTTCTGCAAAGACGTCAGCCGGTCGGGATTTGTGGCGTAGGGCATGTACAGCTTTCTCGATTTGCAGTCAGGTACTAAGCGCTGCACCCTGTCGGTCTTACTTCCCTCGCCCTCCCGTGGCCAAGCAAGCTCCATTATATCAAACCTTGTGAACTTTGGAAGTCTCATCTGCTCTTCGAAGTAGTCGAGGTCGGCCTGCGCGCCGAACGACTCGTACCCCATCTTCACTTGCTGCACTCCCGGCGCATTCTTCCAGCGAATGTAGAGACGATGGAAGTTCTCCCAACGTTCCTTGAGGTTCATCTTGTGGTTGAAGCCGTCCAGCAGGTACTTGTTCAGGGCGTAGTCCACCCCTACGACGATCATGGCGGTCTTGTCGCTGTCCTTCTTCTTACTTCTGGCGGGGTCGCACATGATGTAGACATTCAGAATCTCCGGTCTCACTTCGTAGACGTTCAGGTCTTCGATATTGAACATGCGCTGCTGGCCGGACAGAGGATTCTGCATGTACTGGCAGGCGATGTCGTTGTCCGTCAATCGCATCTTGAGCTTCTTCCAGTACTCCTTGGTCAGCAAGACTAGTGGGCCGTCAGGCTGCCCGTTCTCAGTGGCCGGGTAGATTCGCTCTTTCAGCGCCCCACGATCTAAAACCCACTGATAAGTGTCCGCATATGAGTAGCGGGTGCCGATCATCCACTCACGGCCACCTTCCATACCAAGAGACTGGGACAGTGAATACGCATCAGTGGTTTTCTGAATCTGCTCGGGCGTAGAAACTGAGGTGTTCGTTACTACGTCATCGTACACGCGCAGTTTGAAGTGTTTCGAAATTGGCTGCCCGTCGACAACGCCGGAGGATTCGAGTGTGCACTCTTTCGGGTTCCCTGTCCGCTTGACGGTGATGCCTCCTTCGATACTCCACTTTGGCGACTGCTTGGCGGGGTCTGTGTATAGAACGTCAGGGAACGCTGACTTCAGAGTTTCGTTAGACTCCAGCTCTTGCTTGATTTGGATGAGGAACGCCTTGGCGATGGCGGACACATGGGAGAAGATGCAGATGGTGATTTCCTGATTCTTCAGGATTTCTTGGATTACGCCCCCAAATGTGATGATCGTGGATTTGTAGTGTTCGCGCGCCCAGAGATCGAGATAATCGTCCGGAGCGCGTTCTACTTCGCGGCACCGCTCGTATATCCATGGGTGAAGCATATCCACACGGCGGCAGACCTTAACGAGCAGGTAGTACCTGTCCACTAAGCACAGGGCACGCACACCGGCCAGATTAGTGCCGTTTTCATCAACGGAGTCCCACCATTTGAGAACCTCCTCCAAGGACATGTCCCAATGAGGATTTGGTTTTTCAAAATTCAACACATTGGAAGGAGGTGGAAAGGTTCCCTTCTTTTTCGGCATGATAAGTTTCTCCGGGAGTAGAGATTAAAGTTTCATTGGAAGAATTCTTTTGAAGATTCTTCAGTTCTCAGGGCTTCGCGCTACGTTCTCTGGCCCAACGTCTCTTGGCGGCGGATTGAACTTCTAGTTTCTGGAGATTTAGTTCCGCCGCATGAAGTTGCGCGATATATAGCTGGTAGACAATGGTGTGCCATCGCGACAACCCGATCTCGTCCGAGCTTTCATTTCTTCCAATTCGCCTTCCAGTTTCAGGCATCCCACCCTCCGAAATTCCGGCGTTCCCTTCCGCAGATGGAACCGTGGAAAGGTTCCTTACGGCGCTAGGCGTAGCCCCGAGCCCCGAGCTACCACCCCTACTGCTACTAAGCTCCTCGTACTCCGCTCTACGTATGCCATCCGAGTACGTCACCTCGGCGTCTAAGTCCTTCGACTTATCCCCAGACCTAGGCCACCCCGTCCACGCTCCCATGATCACTCTCCTTCCGCATCGTTGATTGTCTTCATGCCTTTGATCCTAGCGGCGAGTGCGTCACCTCCCAGTACGAGCTGCGTAACAATTGGGTTCTCGGCGTTACCTTCCACAACCATCTTGTCTCCGTACTTCCTAGGGAGTAAGCGCGAGGCCACCCACTTCCGGGCGTCGACACGTAAGCGGTAGGCTTGAGCCTCCTCAGGCGACGCGGCGTACATGGCTTCGTCGCTCAGGTCTACGATCTCGTCTGCCAGTTTCTCACCGCGCAGGGCTAGAGCCTCGGCATACCGCGTGGCGCGCTCAGGCATCGTACGGCACTGGCGGAAGAACGTCTCGCGATTCGGCATGTCTGGGCGCTGAGTGAGTCGGTGGATGGATTCGCCGTTACCGACTGCTACGCACAGAGCCTCGAAGAGCTCAGCGCTTAGTAACGTTCCATGCGACGCGTAGCCATGTAGTACTTTTGGCTTTTTTGCAGTCATGAGTTTGGCCTCTTCCTCGTACAGCGCCACGCGGTCGGCATCCAATGGAGCGCCTTTTGTTTTATTAGGCTCCTTCGCTGCCAGCTTTTTTGCTAACGCAGTGGCCTTAGCAGCGCTAGGCTTAGTTTTCCCGGTCGCTTTTCTGGCGGCAATCTCGAAATCGAGGAGCTCAGCGTGTGAGGGCTCGGTCGCTCCGACTAGAGAATCCTCATCGTTTGCGGAAATGTCGCGCGTCACTGTCGACCCAGTAACTCCGTGCTGCGAACTTTTCGACGTTGCCCCTGAGTCCTTAGTTCTTTTCTTACTGGCCATTCTGTATTCTCCTTAATGACGCTACGGTGCGTCTCTCAACGTGGATTATGCCGTACTTTGGAGGTGTCAGAAATGGCCGCCAAACATCAATCAGACTTTCGCCTAGCGCCAGTAGGGTCTAATCGGATTTTAATGGGTTTCTCAAATATCTGATTTTCGAAGAGAGCCTACGGCGCCTAGGCTTACTTACAAATCTTAATCGAATTTTCTTTCCCTTTTTTTATTAGGATCAGAAAAACTTAACCTTGAAGGTGGAAGAAAAGTTGTGTAAACTAAGGGGTAGTTAGGTTTTTTGGATCTTTTTAAAATGGGGGCGCGTAAATGCGATTAATGCGGAAACGTGCCGTAGCCCCCGAGTCCTTAGCCCTGACAGGCTCCGTTCGTTCTAACCATGTCATTTCTTAATCGCATTATTTTACCGTGAGGTGCAAAACATGCAAACGTACCAAATAACCTCGACGCTGGGTAACTGCACTGCCGGGGGTTATAACAGCCTCGACAACGCAATCAAGGCCGCCATACAGGCATTACGGATGGCCGGACACACGTCCATGCGCCTAGATTTTGATTCCGCAACTGACCAAGCAACGTTGTCCTCGGCATCCGGAGAGGTTCTCTTTACCGCCCATCCACGCCGTTCCGTAGTGCGTAGTGCCACGTCCGAACAGCGACCACACACCGTTCACGAAGAGGTCGTCAAGCCATTCCGTTTCAATGGCCGCCCATCTGCGACAGGCTGGGCGCGGTGCGAAAAACTGTGCGAGCTCGACTTATCCGCCACGCTCCAAATCCTCCCGGACTCAGCCACGGAGTTCTTAGTGTACATGGATCGTACAGGCCAGCCACTAACGGCAGTGCCGCTGCCTAGCGTAGAAACGGAGTGCCGAGCGCGTCTGTCCCATGCGGCAGTGGGGGAAGCCGTTTCCATGACCGACGTAGGCTGTGAGATGGCCTTGGGCTTTTTATTAACTGACCCGCCAGCCGAGGCCGTAGCTATCTTTGTCGTAGCGCGTAGTGGCTTGCCCAGTCGACCTCTCAAGCCCTACGGCAAGCGCACACTGGACTCCGCCACTTACAAGCCGTTCAAGCCAACCAGCAAGGCACCATCGCAATCGTTCGACCGTGACCGGGATGCTCGCCGGGCAGCGGCTGAACGGGCGTACAATCTACAGAATAGTAGCGACGTATATGTAGACCCCACGCCCGAGCGCTCAGCCCGGCAGTCCCGCAAGAAATAATACGGCGATTCCCGAAACTTCGAGAGATTATTTGTAGAAACCCATCTTGAGGTTTCGAGAGATGACCGCCATAATTCTGTTCATGGATGCAGCGATAGGCGCGGCGCAGATAGGGAGAATTAAAATGGCGATCATCACGGTAACCTACGCAATCGTTGAGAACGGCAAGTGCGACGCACGCACCTATACGGACCGTACTATCGAGATTGACGATTGCGACGTGGTGGACGTAACCAACGATCCAACGTCGAACCTTGAAGTCCCCGCAGACCTGCCCGGCTATTCCATCGTCGGCGCTTGCGAATAAAGGAGAACCAAACATGCACACTCGCAAACCAATGTCCGAAAAGGCCCTGGCCGAAATGGCAGCCCGCAACGAGCACCGCCAGGCCATCGCACGCCGCGCCCTGGGCACGCAGTACGCACATCATCCTTCTCAGCACGTGCAGCGCCGTGATGCACAGCCCGTACGTGTCGTAATGCCTGAACTGACGCTTCGTTTTCCACATATCGTGCGAGGTTCGAAATGACCATCCATCGCGTCGTGCTGCGCGGCGTTGATCCTGTCACCGTGACCACCCAGGCTGGCGACACCATCATTATCGAGCGCGGTTACATCGGAACCAACGCGGGGATGGTGTATATCGATGAAATCCACCAACCGGGCCGTCTGGCAACCGCAAAGCCTACCCCAAATCGCGGCCCGTACGCGTCACACGAACCATGGAAGAAACGCAAATGATCACCGTATCCGACAACAAGATTGCGGCGGCCATAATATTTGCAGCGCTGGCCATCAGTATGTGCGCTTTAGTATTGCTGGCCACTTCAGAGCAGCCGGAACCGGTATGCGAAGTGACTGTATCCGCCGCCACGAATGACCTGCGCTGGCTGAAGGTAAGCGGCTGCCAGCTGAAAGTGGTGTACGCTGACGACTGGCGCGGGAAATAGTGTGTAGAACTGAGAGAAGGAGAAGCGCATGAAACGCGTGGTGAAATTCCAAGCTCATGACGGCTCGCTGCATGACAGTCAAAGAGAGGCAGCGCGCTACACGGAAGTTGCATACACGAACGAAGTCTGTAAGATAGCTGCTCAAATAGTGAAGTTGGATTTCAAATATCAGGCCGTCAAAGAGTATATTGACGCTAATCTTAAAAACTTCACTAAACTGGCAGAACTGAAAGACGCCATTCAGTTAGAGGACGAGGTGGAAGATGCCTAAGAAACACCGCTACCAAGCATTCCTGCGCCTGTACGGGCCGAAGGGGAAGCCAACGCACGCAGTGCTTGTCATTCCACCATCGCACCAGTATGACCAGGACACTCCTGAGCGTTTCTTGCGAGAGCTGGCCGAAGAACGGCGTCTGGACAGTATGCTTTCGCCAGTTCAACGACTGCGGCCACTGTATCGGAAGTGACGAAATATTTCCACAAACTTCTTGAGATTCGGGAAGTTTCTAGAAATAATTTCACTACACCTCAATCTTCAAGGAGTTAATCATGTTTTCAATTCTCGCCATGACAGACGTTGATAATCTCGTACAGCGTTGGGCTGAGCTCTACGCCGATTCCACGGAGTCTGTAGAAGGTGGCATCATTCTGCGCATGACTACGCCACGCTCGTTTCAGTGGGAGAAATTCGCCATTACTAATAACCTGAGCTACGGAGTACTTAGTGGCTCGCCTATTTACATCGCGAGTTAAAATGGCCGCCACTGTCCAGCAGCTCGCCACTATACGAGCGTACAATCAAGGTTACAGAGCTTTCCTAGACTGGAAGTTGCTGGATGCTAATCCGCATCCTGCCATGTCGGCGGATGCGCGCAACTGGGAAGCCGGGTGGCATAGCGCCCAGCGAATCAACAAACAAGGAGCGTAGAAATGAGAACAGCCATAGTCACTAAATTTGTGCATGCCACTTCGCGGCGCGGGGAGAAAGTGTCAGCAGTGGCGGAAATCGCCGATTCGGTTGCGGTGCGAATCAGTATCGCTTGGGACCA